CCAAGTCTCCATGTTACTCCTGTATCAGAAGAACCAACGCGAAATGCAAAGGACCGCCCTCTTAAACGAAGATTAATCTGGTCTGTAAATTGTTCAACCACAGAAGACGTCGCCGCTGCCGACTGTGTTACGTTCTTTGCTCCTGATTGCAAGTATGTCCCGCCGGGAAAGTTTCTTGTTTTAATAGTAAAGGTAGCCTTTGGGTTTGTTGCCGTAGAATCTCTAAAGGTTAAATCAGGTATTAACTTATTAACAAACGTAAATTGATCCCCGTCTCCTAAATCCATTTGACTGGATTCTACATGAGCCGTGATCGCCGAAGCGGGTTCTGTGCTACCATCATCCAAACCATTTTCGTGCGTATATAGATAGTGATCGGTTCCCGCAGCCACAGGATTGCTTTCAATTCCACGATCTAGCCAAACCGTTCGAGCCAGTGTGCCAAAGTACCAGATCTTTTGTTGGTAGTTATAAATAACGTAACGATCATTCTCTTGACTATTCGCACTGGGATAAAACCACCATACTTCTGAGAAAGATGTATTTGTTGCTGCCGTTACTTTTTCACTTTGCAGTTCATTAAAGTCATTAAATACAAAGTCTCTAACAGTACATGGAAGCCTTTGAACTCCACCACCATAAACGTAAAACTCCTGTTGACCCATCCAAAACACCATGTCCTCAACAGCTATAGCAGCAAGTGGCCCTGCTATCGTAATGTTTTCAGAAATGGTGGTAATGCCAAAAGTAAAGGGTGGTCCTAAAAACTGCATGGCATGAAGAGATTCATCTGTAAATACAAGAACCTGTTGCCGTGTTTCAATAGCCGTGATGATTTCAGATCCAGACCCTATACGCAGTTCTCCGGCTGTATTTGTAGCTAGACTTTGCCAATCCGTTAAACTTTCTTGAGAACCAAAACGAATAAGAAGGGGATCTTGTGTTCCTATTGCTGTTTCAGGATCACAACCAAAAGCTATAATATGTCTGTCTCTGTCTGATACTAAAACTTTTTTTGCTATCGTTGGTGCAAGATTTGAATTTAATAACGAAGATAAAGCCACGGCTCTTGTCGTTGTATCGTTTGTTCTATCCCAATAAAATATACCTGCATCTCTTGCGTTAATTATAAGATCCTCACCAAAATTATCGTGGCTCCATATTCGCAAGGTAGCTCCGTCAACGGATAGATTTGAAGAAGAGTTCCAAGTGCCACGACCAAAGGATCCTGCGTTCCAACCGTTACCAGTAAGAGCCGTATCCAAACCAACCGTAGTTTGATAAGCAGCATCCGCACCTGAACCACCATTACCCGTGTCACTAGCGTTTGCCACAACAGGAGTGGGGTTTAAACCATATGTTGTGGTAATACTTCCTATAGACGTACCCGCTACTCTTGCTGCGAAGGTAAACGTATTTGCGTCAGGGACGGATAAAACTTGATATTCTTGATTTAAAACTCCTGCGGTAATCACACCCCCAAGAGTAGCTGCCCCTGAAAGGGTAACAAAATCGTTTACTACCGCACCATGAGCGTCATCCGTAGCTGTAATAGTAGAGAAACCATTAGTGGCTGCAAAGACAATACCGTTTGTAGTTGTCGCTCGAATAGGAGTTATATCGTTATAACCACCACCTTCATTAATATAGTATTTAAGATGTGTGCCTACACCAAGAAACTGAGAGCCATCAAGCGAAACCCAAGGATGCAAAGATCGGCAAGACCCTAAGAACGCATTAGTTGCGTACTTTGTCCAACCACCTATTTTTTCTGGAAACCCAAACCGAAAGCGTGTTTTGTCTATGTCAAACCAACCACCCTCATTAGAATAAGAAGTTGTTTCTCTATTAACACCCGGCTTGAATTGTAACTTCGTTAAGGGCATTCAGATATATCCTTTTAGCCTACAAAAGTTGTCCCTGCCGCTATTGCAGCGTTGATTGCGGTCATGTCTTCACTACCCCAATCATCTCTAGCCATCATGTCAACGAGGTAGCCCATGCTGCGTGACACCCTAGCTTTCTTTTCGTCATGGGTCATTTCAAATACAAAGTCGTCGCTTGTTGCATCACTGCCCTTGTTATGTGTAGCTATTACAGTATTAATAACACTTGCACCACTTAAACACGCTGCGTGATTTTGTGCTTTTAGTTCATCTGTCCTTGCTTCAGCCATTGATTATCTCCTTTAATTGTTTGACTTCATTTGATAGTTCTTGAACTGCTCTTATTAATGGGTGGATAAACATTTCTTGCGATATACGTTGTGCGCCATCCTCTTCTTCTGACCAACCGCCAAAAGTATCTACACCTGCTTTATCTAGTGCTGCCTTAACTTCTTGAGCAACCATACCATGAAGTTTAATATCTGTTTCCATATCGTTTTTAGTTGGATGGTAATCTTTGTAATGCTCTGGAAACTCACTATTAGGTTTCCAGTTGAAGGTTACAGTTCTTAAATCATTAATAAAATCTAACCCTAAAGTATCATCTTCTATATTTGTTTTCTTGTTTACATCAGAACTTCTAGAAAAAGAAGCGTTAGACGTAAATGTATTTGAAACAATATTACTAGCCTTACCAAAATTAAAGGTATTATCTCCTGCTCCTGTAACAGCATTTCCTAGGACTATTTGATAACCACCACCACCTGCTGATGGACGAGCATCAACACCAATTATTGTATTATAGTTTCCTGTTGTTATAGGAGTAGAAGTTGCTCCTGCTCTTCCACCTATGCAGATATTATATACACCTGTTGAAATGCTATAACCTGCACTGTGTCCTACTGCCACGTTGTAAGCAGCAGTTCCTGTGGAATAACTTTGAGTAAAAAGAGCAGAATCTCCTATAGCAACGCTACCACTTCCTAACGTATCTGCTCCAAGGGCGTGTCTACCCATAGCTATGTTTGCGTCAGCGTCCGTTAAAGCATCCCCCGCAAGTCCGCCTATGCAAACATTATATAAACCTGTTGTGATTGAATTTCCTGCATTGTGACCAATACCTATATTGAAATTATCTGTAGCTGTCGTGAAGTTTTGTGCATTTAATGCATCACTCCCAATAGCTACTGCTTTGCTACCTTTTGTGTCAGCACCTAATGCACCCACCCCTAGAACATTATTACGCCCCCCAACAGTAAGACCATCTCCTGAAGAAGCACCTATTAGGTTGTTATGTATTCCTGTGGTGATTGAAAATCCTGCTGTGTTACCAACAGCAGTATTAAAAGCATCTGTAGCTGTAGTAAAGTTTTGTTGAGTCAATGCTTGCCTACCTATAGCAACGCTTCTACTACCTTTAGTGTCTCCTGTTAAAGCACCTTGCCCCACAGCAACATTATCAACTCCAACTGTAAGTGCAACACCTGCTAGACCACCTATAAAGGTGTTATGTACTCCTGTAGTGATATAGGAACCTGCTTGTGATCCAACAGCAGTATTATAAGTACCTGTAGCAGTTGTAAAAGCTTGCCTTCTTAGAGCAGACTCTCCTACGGCTGTGCTATGACTTCCTAAAGTGTCGGTAATTAAAGCAGCAGTTCCAACTGCTGTATTATTATCAGCATCTGTTAAAGAATCACCTGCAAGACCACCAATAAGGGTGTTACTTAATCCTGTAGTGATTGCTGCTCCTGCCGAAGCACCAACAGCCGTATTATAACTATCATTAGCTGTCGTGAAGTTTTGAGCCGTTAAAGCATTAACACCTACAGCTACAGATAAACTTCCTGCAACATCTTGACTTAAAGTATTAGTACCTATTCCTGTGTTGTATTGCCCTATAGTTAGTGCATCACCAGATAAAGCACCAAACAAAGCATTTTGTGTTGCTGTTGTCATAGCATAACCTGCTTGTGCTCCCACTGCTGTGTTATAACTAACCCCATTAGCAGGTTCTAAGGTTCTTAAAGCATTAGCACCGATAGCAACATTTTCATCTCCGTCTACGTTTGTTAATAGAGCTAAGTTACCCATTGCTACATTGTTAATGCCAGAAGTATTTGCTTTACCTGCAAAAGCACCAAAGAAATTATTTCCTGCACCTGTAGTTGCTAATCCTGCTTGATAACCAAAAAAACTACTTTGACTGCTTGTAGTCATACCTGCACCTGCCTGATAGCCCACAGCAGTTATTTGATCTCCAGTTGTGATTGCCGTTCCAGATTCGTCACCCAATACAGTGTTATAATTACCGCCACTCTCTATTGAGTTACCTGCGTTGACACCTAGCTTTACGTTTGATGTACCTGCTGTTGGAGTTGATATTGAATCGGAGGCATCAAGAGCAATGCTTGCAGCATCAATAGTAAGAGTGCCACTGGACAGATCTATCTCTGTACCATCTATAGTTATATTGTCTACGACCACACCTGCATTAGCAGTAACCACACCTGTTACACCAAGCGTTCCACCAACGGTAGCTAATCCCCCAATTGCAGCATCGTCCGTAACAGTTAGGTCGTCTTGTACCTTGAGGTCCACAACATTTAGAGAGGCAAAAGCATCTACAACAGCAGCGCCAGAGCCTGCACCATCTAAGTAAACAGCTTTGGTATCTCCCGGTGGGATAATAATCGTTGCACCAGACCCTTGTTTAATAATAATGTTCTGAGAACCAGAAGTGCCGTTTTCAATAAAATGAACCCTAGATAAGGTGTTTGGTGCTATAGTAATAGTACAAGCAGAATCTAATGTGCCTGTATATTTAATAAACATAGAGCGAGCAGGATCGGTTGCTCCATCCGCAACGGTTGATGTATGAGTGTCTGCATTTGTCGTTATGCCTTCAGTACCAAAACTAAGCCCTTCTGCTATAAGTTCTAAGTTCGTGTTGGTCGTATCCCCCCACGTTCCTGATTGTTCTCCTGATCCAATTTCTTCTAATCTGAGATCATTTGTATATACACTTGCCATGGTTGTTTACCTCTATTCTGCTACGTCTGTCCAAGAAGGATCTTGACTAGGTTATATTGCACTAAAATTAAGTGTTTGACTAGATATAAGTTGTTTTCCTGATTCATATTTTTATTTCCTTAGACGACCACATTACCCCAAGAGGGTGTCTGATTGGGTATAATCTGCCCCCACATCATAGGGAAATCCTCTACCGGGGCTACTAAACATGAAGCACTAAAGCCTGTAACAAAAACCCTATCACCTCTTGTTGTAGAAATTGCGCCGATAGCAGAAGTTCCTGCAATTCCAGTTACGGAAATATTGGATGTTCCTGTTACCGTTGTTGAACCAACCGCAGAAGTTCCTGCAATTCCAGTAACAAAAGCCTTATCGCCTCTTGTTGTAGAAATTGCGCCGATAGAAGCAGTAGAACCAAACCCTACATTTGTAGAAAAGACATTCCCAACCGCAGAGGTTCCTGCAACACCAGTAGGGCCAACTATAGCGTCGCCTTCTTGAGCAATTAAACCAACTGATGCTGTAGCCGTAAGAGCAAAAGCAGGACTAGTATTCCAAGTGCTTGTATTCCAAGCCCTTTGAGCACCATTCCAACCTATAAACCCTACAGTAGAGGACATTAGGCTATCCTGATGATCGCATTACTCGCATCAGCAGTAGGAAATACAATGGTAAAATCACCAGAACTGGCTGCTTTATCTGCACCAAAATCCAACACACATACCGTCGGATCGCTAGTAGCAGCTTCGTTATAAATTAAAGCTCCTCGTACTGCGGATATTGTTACAGTGCTAAACACTTCATCTGCAAAATCAGTTAAAGCTGTTGTGCTACTAGCCACGGGTGTTACACTCGTTAAAAAATTGCCTTTAGCGGTGTAGTTCGTGCCACTTACCTCGTTTCCAGAGGTGTACGCAGTAGTTGCAGCGGTAAAAGTAGCACTGTTGGTGTACAGAGCTAATTTAAACTGGTCACTCGCTGCTGTAAAATTGTGAACCCCCTTCATTAGTTCTACTTTGAACGAGGTGCATAAAAAATTGCCGTTAAACGCCATTACATTCTCCTTATATGTTCTGCAAGTTTAAGGTTTCCAGAATCTTTAACTGCATTGTATACCGTAGTTCTATCACTTTTAATAGCCTGAACCATATAAATTGCAATTATTTTTTCCATTTCTTTTCGATAGGCATAAGCCTGATCTCGTATTGCAGGATGTGCGTTGTCAGATATGCCTATAATCTTATCAACGCATCGTATCGCTGTTTCTTCCGGGGTAAATCCTCTGTTGTCTGTTGTCTGAACTCCTACTGATCCAACAGTCATACCTATTGCTTCTGTAAACATTATGTTTTGGCCTTTCTTATTTGACCTGAAGTATACTCATCAGAAACCTCTTGAGCTTCTCCAAGGTTTTTTAGTCTCGACAGGGCGTCTGTTAATCTTGCATTGTATAATTGAATTAAATCAGGCTCCCCTTTCATATAAGTATAGCACTCTAACAAACACCCATACAAAAGTGCGACTTCTGCGTTTTCACTCAACCAACTTAAAGTGCTATCCGACCCTATAGAAGATAAAGTTCCCGTAGCTCCGCTTGAACTTCCCGTTATGGTTTCTCCGACGGTAAAAGTTCCACTAGGAATAATAACATCTATTGTAGTAGCAGAGGGAACGGTCTTAACTTCCGTAGTCTCTCCGCTAGTTCCTCCTGTAATCGTATCCTCAGCAGTAAAAACTCCACTCACGCTTGTCATAGTTAAGACAAACTGACTTTTAGTAATACTGGTTGGTCTATAAAAATAACTTAAAGTCGCAGTATATGAGCTATTGGGAGTTGGTGCGAGAATAACGTTATCTAAATCAAATTGAGCATAATAACGAGGAGTTCCGGTGGTTGCTGAATTGGGGTTAACCGTTTGAACAAACTCTAAAGATTTAAATTCTAGAAACTCTATGTTGTTACTATTAGTAATACTAAGTGACAAAGAAGCTAAAAAATCAAGCGGTAAGGCTAGAAATTTATTGTTGACGGTTACTACTCCAGACACATTCTTTTGAAACAAATTTAATTGAACCGATTTTAATATTCTTTCTTCTCCAAGCCTTATAAATAGAGGCATGTTTGACACAAAAGAATCTTCTGTATTTTGAGTGTAGTCCTGTAATGCGTTTTTAAGGGTTGTATATGTAAAACTCATATCATCACACTATTGTTATGTTTCCAACCATACCACTATGGTTTGTGCATTGATACACTAAAGATGTATCACTTGGTTCGTGAGGTACAATAAATTGTGTTAATCCTGTAGTGGAACTGTAATTTTCTGTAACTCCTGTTGTAAAAGCAGACCCTCCTGATGAGACTCTTATTTGTAAAGGATGACTACTTACATTTGCTGTATTATCAATCAAATAAGTATGTCCTTTATAAAAAGTAAAATTAGGATTGTTGCCAGAAGTAGCCCCGGGACCAGTAAATGTAAAAGCAGTGGATCCGTTTACACCCGCAGTATATTTAGTCACAGGTCCAGTTGTCTCATCATTTAG